CAGGAGCACATTCCATAGTATGGATCATAGAACAAGAAGGTTTCGTAGAAACAGCATATTGTGAATTTTCCATCTGGACCTTGCTAGTGAAAGCGGGTTGAACCACGTCGTAATTGCTAGCCATAACAACAGCACCCAGAGCTCCGCCAGAAGTGATATCAGAAGCAAGAGTTCTAAACTCAAAGATCAACCCATCAAACTTATACTGTTGATACTGTACAGCCAGAGCAGACAACCAGGGAAAGGTATAGTTGTCACCAGGGTTCACAGTATAAGTAGTCAAGGTAAAAGCAGTCGGGGCGGAAGGGACAGTGATATCGCCAAGATATTCCCTGTGACGAACACGAGTTGAAGAACCCATGACACCAAAACTGGGAATAGCTTCACCCGGAGAAATGACGCCGCCAAAACGCGCAGCGAGTTATTGGCAACCTCATAATCCCCAAAACCGACGAGACGAGCCAAACCCGCTCCTAGCTTGGAACCAAGCTTAGAACCGAGTCCAGCTCCCGCGCCAGCCAAAGGTGGAGCGATAGCTCCTGCCCCGAGACGTCCAACCAGACCACCAGCCTTAGATCCTGCACGAGAGAAAGTACCAGCTGGAAACATTTTCTGCAACGCAGGAAGAATGTTTTCAGTGTAGTAACCACCCTGTCCAAGAACACGCTGAACTTCTTGAGCAGTCCTTTGCTTTGCAGCACGACGGCGAGCGTTTCGAGACATTTTCGACATTGAGACACGATGAATAACAAACCGAGAATATTTTCAAATATTCAGCCCGTAAACTCACTAAGGGAGGGTGCGTTAAGCCCTACTGCTCCATCAACAGTGTTGCCCTATTAATTGATATGATTAATAATCGGTGATACTCAAAGAGAGGAAAACTGGATCTTCAAGATAACAAGGAACAGACCGAACCTTCCGTATCAGTTTTTCTACTCTTTCGATATCACTGCGCGTTATATCATAACGCGCACACATAGCTGCCCGACAAGAATCAACATCAATTATGTGATAATCCTGGACTACTGGTTTCCAAGATTCGAGGACTGCTAACCCATGCACTGGTTTGTCATACAACCCTTGGGAGGAACAATACAACAATTGTTTCAGAAAAACACCTAAAATAGGATATTCGAAAGGAACTTGACCATAAGATTTAGCTAACGCATAACAAGCTTTGGAATAACTGGAGTGTGGATTCTTGTCTTTAAAAATCAAACAAGGGTCTTTAAGCAACTTTCCTAACTTCACAACTGCACTAGGCAGTGGAAGCCAAATAAGTTCACCAACAGACAAGGAATCAACCCACCAACCTTTCAAAAACGTTAACTGTCTTATGTCATCACAATTGACCAACTTGACTTTGAAACCTAATTGCCTTGCCGAATGGACTAAATCAGTAGATTCATTGGCAATGGTAAAAAGATACATAGCAATAGTCGCCATAGAATTCAAGAGAGTGGTCAAAGTGATGCCGGTGGGCATTTGAGTACCCGCACCACCAGTTGATGAAAAGTCATGCTTACGACTGGTATAATCAGAACGACAACAAAACTTCACCAAATCAAGAAACTCTTCAGGAGCCCCTAATTTTCTCATCCAAAAACAAGCCAATGACAACGGTCCTTCATCCTGGGTGTGATCAAACTGCGATTGGTCAGCTTCAGAAAAAGTTGACCTGGCAGCCAAAGGATAACCACCCCAAGCGACAACAGAATCGTCACCAGAAGCTGCAATAACAATATCACTAGAATTCAAAGCATTACCTAACTCTGAAAGCTGCTCATGAGTTGAACCTGCTGCAAAGAAAATGCGGACAGAATATTTACCAATACTATGAAACTTCCCATCAAAAATTTCATGCATAACATCAGTCATGGCCCGAGAAAATGGCGCCATGAGTGCATGAATTCGAGGGTCAAGATTAATTATCGCCCTAGGTTTCATAGTAATTACACCGTTACAATCCTTGTCAACAGGAAGCGTTTCATTCCATTTCAATGTTATTGTTTTTGTGTGTTTTTTCAAATTCCCTTCTTTCACCTTCTGATAAGCAGCCAAAATGCGTTTACCTCGCTGACCCATCAAATCTGCACATTCTTCAACAGTCAATAAATGATCGACCCAATTATATATGAGTTTCTCATAGATATTTTGTAGTGAATGCCAATTGTCAAATCTAACCGCAAAAGGGGGAAAACCGACAAAAGGATCATTATGGGTACGCCATAAAGCACTAGCCAACAAATTACGGGCATTATTGGCAGGTTGCCAAAGAAGACCGTTAGTGATCAAAATAGGGAACATAGTATTGTTGCCTCCACCAGGCAAACAATCCAGTGCATCTTCAATCTTCATGGTTGTCAATCCAATCCTGATAGACACATTTCCGCGGAAATTCCTCGGACCATTGACGGCCGAAGTAGTGTATGGAGAAAGTTGGAGACCAACGGGCAATGGCTCCAAACCAGACTCCTCACCACCTCGAATTCCTAGGTTATAACGATCCATGAATGTTGAAAATAAAGAGCGCCCACTTGTGCACCAATTCCACATTCCGTGTAAAGGTACAGTTATGAGCATAGCAGCACCCCCAAAGTAAAAATAGGAAGCGTAAGTGGCTCCATGAAAA